GGCAGGTGTTCGCGGCATGGCGGCTCGACTCGTCAAAGCAGCATAAGCGCTGAGCTTGAGATAGCGAAAGAGGCGTGCTTGAAGCTAGGGGTACCGGTCACCACCAACCCGTTCGATGCGCTCATGCGGGCGCAAGCAGAAGCGAACGGAGATGTGGAATACTTTCGCCGGCAGGTTGAACAGCTTGATCCAGACGCGGTGTTCGTCCGCCCGACATCGATCCTGCGTCGCCCCCTGAGGGAAGGTGGAGAGAGCGGAGAGAATCCGGCGGTTGTGGTCGAGGAGATCACGTCCGCGCCGCTTGAGCTGAACATAGCTTACAAAGCGCTGGTGCGGGCGAGAGCAGAACTCGTCAACATCGCCAAGACGATCGCCCAACTTGGCTTGATGGAACAAATGGTGGCGCTCCAAGAGCGCGGAGATCGTATGTTGGCCGAGGAACTCCGTGCGGTTGTAGAGGCGCTCGGGCACGATTTGCGTGACGCTAAGGTCGAGGCGACCATAAGGCGCGTTATAGAGTCCGCGTCCGACTCTAAAGCTTTGAGGGCATGATTTATGCTACGATTGTGACGATGAACGCTGAGGATACACCGGCCCACCAGACCCGCCGACATCCCGACTTCGCCAAAAACCGCATAGGCAAGCCTGAGGCTACACCCGCGGTCGAGCGCGAACGGCAACGAGCCGACAATCTTCAAGCTCGTGTCGTGGAGCTGGAGTGCTACGATTGGGACGATGAACGCTGAGGATACAGCAAAGGCACCATCGGGCCGTGAGCCTAAAGCTTTGAGGGCATGATTTACACCGATACCGAACGGAGGTTTGGCGGATGCTAACGGGCATAAAGACTGTTGTCGAGGGGTTTTCTACGAGAGACGCCTCAGCAACAATCAACGATCTCACTGAGGCGACCGGAAAATCTGTTTCGACAGTCAGCGGCATCATAAAGGCCGCTATCGAGTTTGGCTATATAAAGAAGACGCAGACGCAGACGCTAACAGGCAGGCGCGGTAGGCCGGCGAGGGAGTATACGCTGACTGCCAAGGGTAAGAAACTGGCGGAGCGGTGCTGATGGCCTGGCTCATCGCCGCATTGGTTTTGCTACTTGCCGGTCCCTCGTGGTTTGCGGGAGCGTCTACGGTCGGCTACCTGCTGCTGATTCCGGCGTCGATCGAGCTGGTCATCGAGGTCGGGTCACTCATTCTACTTTGGGGCGAGTGATGCCGTACATCGATGCATCGATGAAGGCGGACCTGAAGTCTTTTCGTTTATCGATCGGGCGCGCCGGCGAGCTCACGTACCTACTGCAGCAGGAGTTGCTGGAGTACATACAGGCGCGCGGCTTGTCGTATCAAACAATCGCCGAATGCCTCGGCGCCTTGGAGGGTGCGAAGGCAGACCTCATAGAACGAGTAGTGAAGCCGTACGAGGAACGCAAGCGCCACATAAACGGCGATGTTTGGCCGGAGGAGCTCACAAACTCATGATTACCATGTATGACAGCACGAATGTTGAGGCGATACCGCTCGACGCGAAGGCCGTCGCAGGATATGTAGATGGCCGCTTCGCCAACTACAACGCCTTGGTCGTAAGATTCCCTCATGCCTACCATCTCAGCATCGCTGTATTCGCCAGTCACGACGCGGACTGCCTCGACATTGAGAACGGAGACGCTTCTCCGAGCGATGCTCCCGCGTGGGTACGGCGCCAGCACGGGCATGGGCAGTCCCGACCTGTCGTCTACGCGAACGCCTCCACCATGCCGAGCGTTATCGCCGCTTTGACGGCTGACGACATTCAGCGACATGAATATCGCGTGTGGACCGCGCACTACACTCAGAAAGCCCATATCGAGCCCGGTAGCGATGCGACGCAGTACTACAACGACGAAGCGACGGACATCGACATAAGCTTGTGTCTCGACACGTTCTTTGTGGTGTCTCCCCCCAACCCGCCGGCAAATAGATGGCAGCCTGACGACGAGAAGCGGTGGTGCTCCGAGTGGGACGCCCTCAAGGGTCGAAACGGGGCATGGGCGAAAGTTCGCCGGCTAGCGCTCCGGGGGCGGATGGTCCAGCGTGAGAAGAAGATTGCTGCGCTGGCAAGACGAGAGGGCTGGAACATAGAGAACCGCGGTTGGCGTTACACTCAGCTAGAGTTGCGTACCCATGGGTAGTCACACTCTTCACAGAACGCTGGACGAGTTGTGTGCGTACCCTGCGCACGAGCCGCGCTCAGCGAGCGCCGAGTATCACAAGGTGCATCGGCACCTCATCTACGATCTCGACGCGCCGTGCTGGCTCTGCGGTATTCGCCGATCACAAGGCGGTGCGATGGAGACGCATCACAACCACTTTGAGTGGGCCTCGCAGAACGGTCTGGATCTCGCTAAGGTAACTGCGGATTGGCCGTCCATCACAGACAGAGCCTCGCTGGCGAAGTGGGTCGACAGCGAGATGAACATGCTGGTGTTGTGTGCATCAGACCATCGTGGCCAGCATACAGGCATCCATATGATCTCGTACCCCGCATGGCTGTTGCAGCGGTATCAAGGCGACTTTTCGTTTATCGATCGGTCTAGCGTGCCGACCGCACACACTCCGCTTTTTAGCGCGGACGCGGTATGCGCAACACCGCACGGCATGTATGATGATGTCGGACATGAGTGGAGGCAGCCGTGAACGATGACACAGACGACGCAGACAGTGGGACGGGAGCGCCGGTCCCTGCCTGCCCGAAGCCTCCCTCTGACTCTGGGAGCGCCGAAGTAACGCCGCCGCTGCCGCAGGAGGACGACGAGGAGCAGAAAGTCCGCGAGCTGGTCTGTGTATGACTCCGCTAAAGTCCTAGACTTCCTGTTTGCTGCTGGCGCTGATGAGTACGCAACACCAGGCGTTCTGGCGAAGCGGCTAGACCTGATGACGGTGCAGACGCCGGCGCTGGACATCATCGATGCTGAGCTAGTAGCAATACGTGACCAGCTTACAGTCATGTTCGCTCGTCGCAAGGTTTTCGCAAGAGAAACGCACGCAGGCATGAGCGAGTCCGAGGCGGTGTTGTGCGCGGCAGCAGCGGTGCCTGACAACGGGAACGCGCGCCTGACGGTCTCCATGCCTCCCCAGGAGGGGAAGTCCAGTCGTATCGGCCGCTACGGTGTGTTGTGGCTTCTGCGCCAGTTTCCGGGGCTGCACATCGGGCTCGTCTCCTACGACGGTGAATCCGCGAATCGCATCAGCTACCTGATCCGCAACGACCTAGATGTGTACAACGGGCAGGGAGGCAATGTCGACATCGGGCTGCGCCTGGCGAAGGACCAGAAAGCAATAGGCCGCTGGCGTCTGGCCGCCCCGCACAATGGCGACGTGTACGCTATCGGCATCGGTGGAGGCATCACCGGCCGCCCGGTAGATCTGCTGCTGATCGACGATCCGGTGAAGGACATTCGCGCCGCCGACTCGCTGCTGCAGTCGAGCCAAGCATGGGATTGGTGGCAGACAGCCGCACGCCCGCGGCTGGCGCCTTGGTCGCCCGTAATCATCGTGGCGACCCGGTGGCATGAGCTTGACCTGATCGGTCGTATGCTGCAGACGCAGAAGGAAAACGAACAGGCCGGCGAGGAGCACTACGACAAGTGGCGTGAGATCAACATCTCCGCACAGTGCGAATCGGACGACGATCTGCTTGGACGCCAGCACGGCGAGTTCATGGCGTCAGCACGTGGCCGCACGCAAGAGCAGTGGATGACCACAAAGGCTGCGACCGCACCACGATTCTGGACTGCCCTGTACCAGGGCAAACCCGCGCCTGACGTCGGCGACGTGTGGCTCAAGACGTGGTGGCGCCGCTACGACGAGCCGAAGTGGGTACAGCAACCAGACGGAACGTTCCGGCTGCCTGGCGTGACGAAGGCGCTGCTGAGCATGGACGCCGCTTTCAAGGACAAGAAGACTTCAGACTACGTGACGATCGGTGTGTGGGGCAAGTGGGGCGCTGAGGCATACCTGATCTATCAGGTGTGGGCGCGGCTCTCGTTCACTGATACATGCACAGCGCTAGAACGCGTGGCGCACCTATTCCCGGACTGCTACACCAAGCTGATCGAGGACAAGGCGAACGGTACGGCCGTGATCGACAGCCTCAAAAAAACCGTGTCGGGGCTAACGCCGATTCTGCCGAAGCAAGACAAGCGCTCGCGGGCCGAAGCGGTCAGTCCGTTTATCCGCGCCGGCAACGTGCACCTTCCGACAGCACAGCTCGCGATGATGGCGCCGGAGATCAGCTGGGATGTCGAGGCGCTGATTACAGAGGCGACAAGCTTCCCGAACGCGGCGCATGATGACCAGGTGGATCAGGTGTCGCAGGCGCTCGCTGAGCTTTATCTGCACGAAGGGCAAGGTGCGGCGTTCCGCGAGATGTGGCGGAAAGTCGAGGCGAAGGAAGCCGCCGAGAACTTGGAGCTCGATGAGGTGGAGGATTGCGAGCGGACAGACTGCGTGTGGGCGCCGTTCAACGCAGAGATGGAACGCTGCTCTGCGCCGGGATGCGACGCGTTCCGAACTTGTGAGGACTAGGACTTCCTAGTCAGCCATAGGAGGTCTGCATGGCTCGTCTGAAACCGCGTACGCCGCTCGGGCTCACGAGCAAGCGCAAGCTGAAGTCCGCTCGCGAGATTCTCGGCTTCACGGCCGACTCGAAGACCATAGACGCGATCGATACCAAGCGCCCTAAGTACGCGCCGCACGTCTGCCCCGGCACGCGCTACCAGGGCGGGCACCACGGCTTCCGCGGGTACGGCGAGCGTGTATGCTTCTACTGCGGGCTGCCACCCGATCCTGACCACAATTACGAAGCGCTCAAGCTCGACTTGATCGACATGGGACCTAGCGATCCTAGGAGGCACGCAAAGCGATGACCGACACAACAATCACATTCAGCCGCGCCGAGCTGGCTACACTCGCGGTCTCGTCCTCGTTC